AGATGCTTTTTGTTCTTTGCAGACTGACCTTGATCACCAGTTTGACGTCCCTGTTGAAATTTTTCATTTTCAGCATCTGTCAAACAGTTACCCAAAGAGTCAAGCACAATGAACAGCTTAGGAGCTTCTTTGTTAAAACGTCCATACTCTTTCTCATATCCTGTCAAGAACTCTGATAACACTGAAGTCACGTCTTGAATTGTGACGATCTGCGTGTAGATCAATGAGCCATCAGATACATTGATTCCTGCACGATTCATAAATTTTGGATCTAACGCGTTCTCAGAATCAAGAATCAAACAAATCGCACCTGTAGCTTGTGCTTCACGGATCATGTTACAAACTATATATGATTTACCGGCAGCACTAGGACCCACGATCCCGGTCAGTCTACCTTGTGGAATAGCTTTAAAGTATGAACCTGACAAGATTCGATTGAGAGCATAGTTCCCAGTAGAATACCAGATGTCAGGGGGTGAGAACTCAGTCGAGACGTTCTCAAGCTTTTGAATTTCTTTTTTAAACTTTTTGATAAATGGCAACATAGCCATGTCTCCATCACAAGAAAAGAAGGGTAACCTATTTTAGATCACCCTTCTGCGGTATTACGCTAATTAAGCTGAAGCAGTTTGACGCTCTTTAAGCTTTCTTAGAATTTCTTGAGGAGAAAGTTTTCCACCGGTAAAGGGAGGAGCGCTTTCAGCAGGTGTTGAATTTATAGCGTTAACAACGCTTTCACCTGTTAGCGTTTCTTTAGGAGAAGCTAATGCTGAATCAAGAACAGGACTCCCTGTTGAAGAAGAACCTTGATCGGGAGGAGTATCTTTCTTTTCATCTTCATAAGACTTACCGGTGAGGAAAGCTTCAATCATCGTCTCAACTTGTTCACGTTCAATCTTACCGTAACGGAAGTTCTTCAGATCATATAACTCGATTCGAGACAAAAGAGCTTCTGGAATCGGGGTTGACTTGCGAGCAAAGTCTGATGTTGTGTAATCAGCATACTCACCTTGTTTTGTCTTGTTGATTCTGAAATCATAACCATTGATCATGTCATATGGCATTTCATCCATGTCACCCTTGACAATCTTCGCTTCAATCGTCTTGTAGAGCTTAGGACCCATTGAGATCAAACGAACTGGATTTTCATCGTCATTGATTGGATAATCAATCGCAGAAGATATGATCACACCTTGAGCAATGTAATCAATCTTGCGCCAAAAAGCTTTACCTATCTTTTCATCACCTTCATTGTAGTACTTTTGAGACTGTTCGCAGCAAGGGCAAGCTTCACCGTACATCTTTAAGCAAGCAATACGTTTTTTCTTACCGTTGATAATTAGTTCATGGTACTTATTTTCCATGATAAAACCAAGAGGATTTTCATCATCAAGGTCAGGGAGAAAACGGAAGACTGAAGTTTGGTCAAAATCCATCTTGTAGAAAGGGTAGAAACGATCCCAAAATCCAGCATTGTCACTACTGCCTTCATCTGATTTTTTAGAGAATGCTGCACGAAGTTGATTAATATCTAAAGCCATGATTCTTATTTCCTTATACACTTATTAAATTTGCTGCTTACTTATTAACAGATTAACATCGCTCGATGATTACCTGATTTATTTATAATAACTCAAATTCTGATGATTGAACATTTTTCACAGTTAACTCACTTAGTTTGTCTAAGAGAGCGTAGCGCTCTTTACTTCTAAAGCGTTTCCAGTACTGAGGATGGTAAAAAGCTTCATGTTCAATCCCTTGTTGTTTACAAGTTTGTTTAGCAACTTCACCCAATGCAATTACTACTATAGGTTTAAGTTGTGTAACTAATTGTTTCAAGTCAACAAGTGACGAGTCATTATTTAACGCGTTTATCCAAAATAAACGTTCTTCTGGAATCTGTTCAGAATCAAGCTGCTTATTAAGCCACCCAGAACACCCTTTGTTAGTACAAAATGGCTGTTGTTCTGGAGCTTCTGACGGGTTTGAAGCCTGTTCACCGATCAAGAGAACATTACCTTCAATGAAGGCTCCTACTCCGATCGGGGCATTTGTGAGAGTTGCAAGAGAAAGTCGTTTGATATATCTATTTGTGTCCATTATGAATCATAACATATAAAGCTCAGAAAGAACATTTATCTCAAGATCTGAATTATACTTGGATCAAGAACGTTCACCCAAAGAGTACCATCATTTCGATGTATTTTAATGCTCTTAAACCCCTTTTGTAAAAGAGCTTCACTTACATCTCCATCATTTAACCTTAGATTTGAAATTTGACTTTGAAATGAAGCGTTCTGGTTAATATCAAGAGCTTTATGATCTTTAAGCTTTACTTCTAGGTAGGGTAAATTTCTAAAATTAGGATCAGACGTTAGATAAACTCCACGTCCATATACAGCATCGCTAGGAGATAACTTCCAACCGTGTTTCTTTATTTCAGCTAAATTAGACTCGGTAGAAAAGTGATAAAGCTTATCTAAGCTTTCAGAAAGTTCTAGAAATTTTTTAAACATTTTATCTCACACCAAAAACGCGATCGGTTCATCATAATCATTTGTCTCTTCAGTATAAAACTCATTTTCAGACTTATAAAGCTTATCAAAGATCTCCGGTTCATATTCTGATAATTGTTTGAGAACTCGAATCACAATCAATAGAGCTGAGACCAAGTCATCTGTAGCACCGCGCTTTGCGGCGTAAGATGCTCCTGTCACGATGAAATTTTTCAGTTCAAAGATCAACTTAGTTGAGTTAAGCTTGATCCCATTGTTGACTTTTTCTACCAAACCTTTTAATTGTCTACACGCTTCAACCTTATGCTTGTTTACTGTGCGCATCCCTAGTCGCTCACCCTTTCCATTGATCAGTTGAGCTTCTTCAGGGAACTTTTCATCATTGTAATATAATGTTCCGATCGCTGCACCAGCAGAATTGTTCTCAAATGACCAGTATACGGTGGGGGCTTTGTTGGTGTTCTTATCACGGTTTGATAAAATTTCAGAAATCACCCACTTTATTGCATTGTATAGTTGACTTTCATTTATCTCATTATTACGAAATTCTGCTACTTGCTCTAACGTTTCAAGTTCAAACACTTGTATAGTTGAAAAGTCCTGTTTAACACCCTCTGCAACGTCAACACCTATAATATAAGATTTCTTGTGACTGATCTCTTTCCAGAAGCTAAAACCTTTGTTAATGTATAATGGAACTGTACTTTTTAAACCTTGTAACGTGAGTGACTTGATCAAGAGAGGATCAGATGATAGAAATTCAGCAAGAAACTCTTGCTGAAATCTGAGATCTCCTACCTTAGAACGCATCATGTCAATCCAAGCTTGATCACGTTCTGGAATCTCAGTGATCGGAACAAAGATCGGAACAAACCCGTTAGTTCCAGCTTCGGCCCCACGCCAAAGCTCTGCAAATAGTTCACTGTCACCGTTAGGAGTTGACATCACGACGCATGAACCACCGGTAGCTAAAGTAGGGAAAATTGAAGCCCACATCTCTTCTTGAATTCGCTTGTTTACGAAAGCTAATTCGTCGCTAATGAACAGTGAAATAGATCTACCACGACCTGTCGTCTCGGTAGTAGCTTCTGACCAGATCTTACTGTCATTATCAAACTCAACTGAACCTCGATTGTAAAATTTTACACCAGGGCGCAAAAAGTTAGCAGTGTTTTCATACATGAACTTGATTCGATTCATCAAGTCTGTCGCACCCTTTTGCTTGTTTGACGCGAGTAAGATGTTTTTGTCAGAATGGAAACATGCAAACCAATAAGCAAAAGCAGAAGACGTCTCAGACTTCCCTGCTTGACGTCCGATCAGAAGAATTGTCCAGCGATTGTGCTGCATCGCTCTTACAATTTTTTCTTGATAAGGACGAAGCTTAAATAGAACTTTACCCTTTGTAGGGTGTTGAACATAACAGTAGTGACTGATAAAGTAAACAGGATCTTCAGCACATTTTTTTAACTCTTGGATTTGTTCTGGAGTATATTCTAATTCAGTGTGTGCTGTTTTGATGAATTCATTTTTCATATAATCACAGTTTCATGAAAGTTTAT